TGCAACCGGTTGAGTTTCACCAATCGCTGTTACAGAATAGTTAGCAAGTTTATTTGCAACAATAGCCGCATTAGCGATACGAGTTGTTGGGAAAGTTCCCGTTGTAATTTTTGCGGTATCTAGATCTGGAATATCTGTAGCAATTAGACCTTCAGATGCGGTTACATGGCCTTCAGTGTCATATGTAATTTTGGTGCCCGTAGTGGCGGTAACTGTATTTGCGTGATTCAGAAAACCAGTAACGTCAACACCAAGTCCAGTCCCGGGTTTAATTGCCCCAACGGTACTTTCTGTCGCAATAGGCAAATCAGATGGCCCAATTATGCCTCCGTCGGTGATCAAACCGTTGGCTGTATATGTAACAAGATGTCTTGTGGCACTACTGCTTACAGTATTATTGATTGCAATGGTATCGCCACTTAGGGTTAAGCCGTTTCCACTAACAATTACGGCGCCCTTAGTGGAAGTTGTTGCAGTAGGAAGATCCGTTGAAGCAATCGTGCGGTAACTTACTGCGCCAGCGCCTCCAGTTGGACCGGCTAAAAATTGAGCTGCAGCACCGGTGTTATCAAGTGTTGTGCTTATGGTGACTTCATCCCCAGATGTACTAACACTGATATTGACTACTCCACTGCTGCTACCAAGAACGCTGTTAATCGATCCAGCTGCTTTAAGGCTGATCCAACTTGTACCATCCCAGCAATAAATTTTGCTGTCATCGGTATCCAAGGCAATTTGACCGACAAAAGCGCCACTAGCGGGAAGAGTGGTAACGAGATCAACGCTGGATTCGTCGGCCAGCTTTGCGGCTGTTACTGCGTCATTCGCTAACTGAGTTTCTGTAACGCTGCTGTTCTGAAGGGCCGCACCAGCAACAGTATTGTTATTGAAGAGAATTTTGGCGCCGGGAATTGTGGCGTCAGCAATCAGTGTGGTGGCATTGCCCACCAGATCGGTAACAGTGATTCGCTTGGTTTCACTAGCGCTTACGTCTGCGATCGGCAGAAGATCACCTGCGGCAAGGTCATTACCAGCAAGTGCCGCTAGTTCGCTGATACGAAGGTCGGCCATGCCTCAGTGCCTGTGTGACGATTACAGTTACACCGAGTCTAAGTCTTACTCCCGTTCTTCCAACAGCATAAAGGAATCTGGATCCTGCTCCAGCTCGATCTTGCCTGTGTCTTCCTGCAACAGATAGCGGTTGGGCAATATCTGAGCCTTAAGTCGAATCGGTCCAGTGGCAACAAAATCAATTGTGCCGACCACAAGTGCATCAGTGGTAAAGCTGACCGCACTAGCAGTCACAAGAGCATCAAATTCCCACCATAGGGCGTCATTGATCTGAGTTGCCGCAAACGACCCAGCATGTGCAGTCGTATTGGGGTATTTAATATAAAATTTACCGTGAAATGCGGATCCAATTTCAGTCCTAAGCACTAACTGCATTAAATAATTGACAGGCTCTACTTCGCCATTATTAACGTAATCCCATTGGGCGGTCAGTCGTCCACTTCCAGTGATCAAACTGCTGTATTGCTGGCGATGCTCGTCACTAAGAGTTGTAATATCAACAACTTCACGATTAGTGTTCAGTTCGTACTCTGTTACCGATGCCAATAGTCGCGAATCACGATCACGAATTACGGCGCGAATTGGAATGTCGCGTGCGATAGCAGTAAGTGGGATCAAGCCAGTTGAACCGCCTTCTAGGCTCGCATCAAAACTGCTGTACAACTTAATTCCGCCCAAATCATCAACGTAGGCGTACCAGTTCCCGCTTGTTTGAACTGTATTATTGGCCCATCCGCTTGCTGCAACAAAATCTAAATTTGTGCCGTCAGTTGTCGAAAGCTCCAGTAGATCGCCACTGATTAAAAAACCAGAATCAAAATCGAAGCTAAAACGATCCCTATTCGCATTTACATCGGATGGATTAACGATAGAAGTTTTATTGCCTTCCAATGATTTGCGCGTCAGCTCAATATTGCCGACATTGCCTAAATAAAGTCCCATTAGATTGTCACCGCAGTGAGGGCCCCTGTGCCTTGGAAAGAAATCTCTGCACGAGTAACTTCCCCAACACTGGCACCAAAACTTACGCTTGTAATGTATGCAGTTAGTTCAACATCATTGACAATTGTTCCGTCTCTAAGGCGAAGACGTAACGTAACAGTGTCTGTACTGGCTACACCATCAACACGTAGAATTTTTTTCAATGCCGTAGCGGCATCGTTACGATCTTCGTCGTCTTTGTAATACAGAAGTGTGGCACTGCCGTTAAATTCCTGAACGCCAGGTACATAACTACGCTGTGCTTGTCCCAGTGTGGTTGTCTCAAGAACTTCGAGGGAGCCAGTCAAAGTCCAGTTGCTGACCTTGAGCTGGGAAACGCCGTCGATTAGCAGGCGTCCATCGCGACCGGTATAGACCTTAGCCATTAGATGACTCCCACCAGTTCAACTCTAACGCTGGAAATCCCAGGGCGAATATTGGTCACCTGCGGTGGCGACGAATAACGCCAAGCAGCATTGGTGCCGCTACCTGCATTTAACGCAGCACCCCTCCAGCCAGTAAGCGCCTCTGTTGGCAAGGTAAAAGTCAAAAAGGTGCCTTGTGTTTCATTGTAATGAACAAGGAAAGCGTCGGCATTGGCATCCGTAATGTTGTCGTAACTCAGCGCCAAAGTTGGGTTTGTTCGCTGGTTGCCGTACCGGATGCGTACTTCTGCTCCAGATTGCGCAGGAAAAACCTTGACCGGCCAATCACCTGGAGCGTAATCGCGGGTTGAAGGAGCAAGCGTTGGATAGGGCATTAGTCAAGGTATTCAAACAATGACGAATCCATTACGTCCACAGCCACTTTACTGCGACCATCAGCGTCTGTCGGTACAGCCACAGCGGCGACTTCAACCAAACCATCTTCGTCAAGCGTCAACTGCTCCACCTGATAAACGCCTTTTCTGTAATTTGTGTTTTGGATGCTGATCAAAGTTGTTCCTGTATCCAAAGCAGGCGTTACAACTCCGTTTGAAATTGTGATGGTTTGGGTAGTTACTTCTGTGCTTCCAGGAGCATAGACATATGCCTGATACGTTCCATTTGGAATCAGACTCACGCTAGTTATTGTTCCATTTGGTGAAACGAGCGCATTGTTACCAGCACTGTATGTAGTGTCTTCCGTTAATACGCGAATGTATGATCCTGGACCAATCGAAAGCCCATCCGGAACAGTTTTGAAGTTGATAGTGTGATCAACGTGTTTTCTGACAGCAAGTAAAAACCGTGCGGTAAGCAATGCCTGTGTTTTGCTGCAACAAAATGCCGTAAGATCATAATTTTCCGTTATCGTTGTTCCATATTTATTGGTGTTGTAACTTACGATTGAAGATAGTTCTGAGGGCAGTTCGTAAGGAATTGCATCGCGATACCGAACAGAAATGCTCAAAGGTTCACGTTGTGCCGCCTCTAAATATGAGAGGCTGAAACTGCCTTCAATGATGTTGCCTGCGCTAAAGATTTGCTCTACAACAACAGCATTCGTATTAATCGTGCCATCTGTATTTGTTGGCAGCGCTGGCATCATGCCAAATTTGCCGTTTTTAATAATAAAATTGCACAGTAGCAATGGCGCTTGGCTCGCCATGAACTCACGGAAGTTCTGCGGTGTCTCTAGCACAGTATTGTATTGAATTTTATTTGCACGTAAAAATGTGCCTGTTGTCCGAAGGGATTCAACATCAATAAGCGAAGAATTGACCAGGCCGCCAACACCTTGTTTTTTATTGGTGAGGAGATAGTAAACAAGATCCGTAAACTGATTGCTTGGGCCAACGGCATCATCGTCATTCAAACGAACAACATCAATGCCTGTTTCTATCCATGCCCGCAGTTGATCAACAGTTTTAAGGCTGGTACTGGATTTGATGCTTAAACCGATCATGCTCATATCTTCGTACTGGGCCACTGTGTCATCGGCGATCGCCTCGTTCACATAAACGATTTGATGTTCAGGGCCTTGCTCGCAAGATTTTTCAAGTTCAACGTAATGGCTGCAATCACTGACTTGACTATTCTCTTCAAAAATGCGGCCCTCTTCGTCAACGCTTACCGAAGTGACGGTTGTCCCAGCTGTTACTGAGTCAATCTTCAGTTTTACGGCAACTTCCTTGTATCCATAATGTTGGCTGTATTTTGTTCGTGTTAAAACTTGCGTATTCCACGCTGCATCATTAGCGGCCCATGAACCGGTAGACGACACAATAGTGAACGAATAACTCCCAACCCAACTCCACTTATTGCCAAAAAGCTCAATGTGCTTTGGCCCAGAAGAAGCTTCGGTTGATGTAGCTGTCAACTTAACGGTAATTGTCCTGCCAGTCCCACCATTGAAAGTAAGGTTTACGCTCTTTGTTTCGCCAGCTTGTGTGGCCGCGTCTCCTAGCGCCTGATCCATGTAGGCAACAAGAACAAAATTTGCATTGAGATTATCTGCAACAAAAGCTTCAACGGATATAGATTTAGGCTTGGATTCAGTTGTCGTTGTTTCAGAAATTGTTTTATTGGGATCAGCTACAAGCTCGGGATTGATGGCAATGGCAGATTGGGCTACCTTGTCCCCAACAATTGTCATCCTGAATTTTCCGTATGTTGTTTCAAAGTCCTCTCCAATGGTTGTGCCAACCTGTTTATTTAGCCGCCAAAAAATAGTGTCTTTTCCTTGAAAAATGGCAATATCGCTGCCGCTGTGGGGAATAAATCGAAACTCGTAGCGGCCGCGATTGCGTGGTCTGATACGAACATAGTTATACATGTCAACAGGAGAATTACCTGTTACGCAAAAAATAATCGGAATTCTTGACCACGCCTGCAAAGGCTGATCGGTTTCTTTCCACTCTGGAATTGGACGCACCCATATTGAAAAACATGAAGTGCGCTCGAAATATTTATCCATTCTTGGCGTATTAAGCTGTATCTCTTTATCGTCTTTTCTTTTTAGTGTTTCTGGGCTAGGAATAGCATTGAAATTGCACAATCCGCTAGCGCGATTCCATACCTGTGATTTAATCCCTACTTCAATGGTGTCCGCAATGCGCACCATGCGCACAGTGGCAACATCATATTGAACAAGGTTATAGAAAGCTGCCCCACAATGTTTTGTGGGATTTTTTGCGGTGCCCTCATCTCCTCCTAGAGGCTCGGTTGATGCACGCATACCAGCAATGCCAATTTTGGCCGTGCCAGTAGTGCTTACACACTTAAGAGTTACATTGACGTTGTAACCACGTTCCCAGATTTTCTTTGGTGATGAGGCATCCCTAGAAATGACAACCCATTGACTTGCGCCGATCATCCAACGACTGCCAACGGTTAGCAAATTGTCTGCTCTAACGCGCCATGTATCTGCGGCACTGGTTAAATCTTTTAGATTGTGGCCATACTGTTTCAACGATTTTCCGATATTCTTGTCGTTACTTACATAATCGCTAGCCGCAAAATCATTCCAGTCAAGACTATTGATACGAAATACAATTGTGTCATTTGCTTTTACATTGATTTCTGTCCGATCTTGATACTCGGTCATTTCCCCTCCAACGGGGGTATGACGAATTAAGCCCATGCGACGGCCGTAGGCGCGTCCAGTGCCGGGTTGTCCACCCAGGGGTTGATCGCCATCATCGCCTGAAATTTTTCTTCGTAACGAACGCGCTTCACGCATTCCTTCGTCATCAGAACGAAGTGACTTAGGCAGACTTACGACTTCCCAGTTAAATCGAAATGCGCTGCCGTTATGAATTGGGTTGTATTGCCCAAATGTCGATTTGGCATTCGGGTTATACGCCATACAAAAACCAGCATCCAAAAAAGCATTGGCAACTGGCGCAACAAATGGGTCTGTAATACCATCAAGCTCTAACGGATCGCCTGAATCAACGTCAATATTTGTACCAGCAATTCGATCGCTTGTTGTAATTCTATTTGACCCAGCTCTTGACTTCCAATAAACACAGTATTCTCGTGTTCCAAGGGCACTGATTGGCGTAGTGCCAAGCCAAAGGCCTTTTAGCGTTGGGGCAGCAATTCCATATTCTCCCGTGCAATAAAGACCCTTGAAGCGTTGTTGTGTGCCCTCAGAAAAACACCTACTCCAAACAAGTGCAGGAGCAAGTACAAGACCGCCAGTTAATGTGCCATCACTATCCGTCCCCATTTTTCCAAACGGGATGGGGATAATATCGCCATACTCTGCCAAAGCAGAAACGCTATCAAAGGCAGATGTCTGATTAAATCGTGACGGTCCAACTTGATTTGGCAGGCGAGCACTGCGAACACGTTTGCGCTCTTCAAAAGCTCCAATATCAGGTTTTGGCGCTAATAAGGCTGAGACTGCTGTTAAGGCTACACCAACAGCCAAATTGATAAAAATTGCGGCAACAGGTGTAATAGGACCCGCAACAATATCTGGGATATGCTCGTAGTCCGAGGGCCTAATACACGCGTTTTCTTTTACAAAACGAACAAACTTTTTGTATTCTTCCTCTGTGCAGCCAAGCGTATAAATTAAATCGATTTCATACGGAAGCAATGGTGGATCGTAAAGGCGTCCACCGGCTTCCAGTCCACGCGCTTGGTTTGCTGATTGACGAATAGAATCCCGGTTTCCCATGTTACGCCAAACGCAGGCCGCTGATCGTGCCAAGCGGCAATGTCGCCATTGTAGACGGGGTGCGCAACCTGATCTGTGTAACGCTGAAGTTCTTCCAAAATAGCGCTTTTTGACATTCGATACCAGCGACGATCACAGTCGGGCGCATCAAACCCCATGTTGCGCAACGCTTGTAGTACAAGATGGATGCAGTCAATCTCGCCATTGCTGCCATCTGCGCCAAGGCGATATTTCAGACCTATTAGGTTTTCACACACGAACCTGGCCCGTGATAGGAAGATTACCAACCAAATTACGCAACAACCTGCGGTTTGGGATCGAAGCCTTAACAGAATCCATAACAGTGTTGAGTCTTAACTCAATCCGCTCTGGCGACCACCCACCATTGGCAACAGTGCCGACATATTCGTATAGAACTCGGGAAACGGTTCTTGTTTCTGGATTCACAAGACAAACACTGATTTCGCCTAACCAACGTTCAGCGATAGCTTGTTCCGCCCATGCTCGCGCCAAATTTGATTGGGTAAGGATGATTGAGGCATCCAAGTTATCTCCTGTGAGGCTGGCAGTTGCCCCGGAAAAACCAAACGGTATAAATGCGAAAGTCTGTTCAAGATATGTAACATCTGTGCTAACAGCAAAATTTTGAAAACGGTAAATAGTGCCGTTTTGGGCGGTTGCTTCTAGTAAATGCCCCAGGTTGAATTCCATTAGATTCCAATCCTGCTACGAGTATTTGGTGATTGTTGCAGACGAAGTAGTGTACGGCGTTCACCTTCGAGAGCGCCCTTAGTTGCAGCCTGCTGCATTCCGCGCTGGAATTGGTCTGCAGTGACGTAATCCACGCTGTTGATGCGTTCGATGCTGTAGCGCACGTCGATTGGCTCCATTGTGGCGGCACCAGCGCCGGTTTCGCCAGCCTGTGTCCCGCCTTTGCCTGGGATGACAGCAGCACCACGAGCACCAGCCGCATAACGACCCATTGCGGTACGCATCTTGCTGGCGGGAATAACGTATTCGGGCTCACCACCTTCGCCAATAAGTGCACGAGTTGGTCCTGTGACAAAACCGCCTTCCGCAAAAAAGCTAGGCGCACCGGCACCAAACATTGATGCTCCGCCACCAACGCCAGCGGCAGGCATCGTTACGGGCCCTTGCCCACTAAACATCCCAGCGCCACCGCCGCCACCACCAAACAAGCCCAGCAATTGCTTAAAGGCAAACATGACAACCATCTGAGCAATGATCTCCGTTGCCATTTGAACGAAAGCATCGCCAATACCTTTGAAGAAATCAGCCAATACTTGTTTTGTTGACTGAGCACCGGTGATGATTGATTGAAACGCGCTGCTGAATGCGCTGCCAATACCTTGGGCACCAGTTATCGCCATATTGACGGGATCAATCAACTCTTCAAAACGCTTTTTCAGTTCTTCTGTTTTCTTGGTGGCATCATCTACCGGACCAAGATTGATATCAGTTCTAAATGCACCGGCACCACCGCGCAACGGCTCCCCAAAGGTCAAACCAGCACGCTTACCAAATTCTTCAATTTGCTTTTTCAGCTCTTCGGTTTGAAGCTTGAGCGTGTCAAGTCGTTTAATTTCTTTGTTCAGAGTGGTCAGATTGACCCGTTGCTCCGCATTTTTTAGTTCGCCAATTTGCTTGGCACGATCTTCAAAGTCAAATTGAATTTGTAGTCTTTTTCGCTCAATCTCTGAACTTGTATCGAGCAAAATCACTTGGCGCTTGAATTCAGTGCCCAAGCGATCGCCTAACTCAAGAGATTGCTCAATTTCTTTTTTCAGTCTTTCCGCTGCTCGTTCTGCATCAGTTTTTCCTTTTGCCTTTTTTCCGTCTGTGGCGCCAGAGGAAATGAAAGTGGCCGGTAGATCTGGTGTTGATACTTCGGCAGGTGTCTCCATGCGCTGAAGACGATTTTGCATTAACTGCAACAAAACATCAGTGACAGGCTGGCGCCGTTGCCTGGCAAGAAAAGCTGCTTCAGCCTTGAGCCCAGTCAGCCCCGTACCAAACGCTCCACTTGTGCCTTTGAACAACTCACCGGCACCAGACATGCCACCAAGTCCCGCCAAAGGCAAGCGGCCGCCTTTAATTGCTACAGCAGCAGCGGTTGCCCCGGGCCTTGTTGCCGCATTAATAACATCTGTAATTGTTCCAATTGTCTGGGCAGCAATTCCGCCAATTCCCCTAATGATTGGACCTAGCGATATAAGTAGTTCACGCAATCCCTTCATCGCGTCAACAATTGTCGGTATCAGATCTTGGGTCGCTGCTACCTGAAAATTCTCAAACTCATTCTGTAGATTTTTAACCGCCTGAGCGGGTCCGTTCATTGCAGCCGCAAGTTCATCAGCACCTTCTGTGCCCGCACGTTTCAATGCACGGATAACAACGTCAGACGTAATTTCGCCTTGTTCGGCAAGTTTCCTGATTTCGCTAACCGGCTTGCCAAGCTCCTTGGTTAATGCAATAACCAATCCGGGCGCTTGTTCAAGAACAGAATTAAGTTCCTGTCCTCTTAAAACACCAGAACCAAGAGCTTGTGTTAATTGCAGCAAAGCTCCGGCACTTTCTGCGGTTGTAGCACCGCTTACTTTTGCGGCAGTATTAAAGCCAACAAAAGCAGCGTTAATATCTTCAAGGCTGACATTGAGTGGACGCAGCCGCCCGTACAGCTGAGCAAATTGTTGGTTACTTTCGCTGGCGCTTAAGCCAAATGTTCTTCCAGATTGCGCCGCTAATTCCTGCGCTCTCGCAACTTCGCCATAACCTTTTGCTAAAAACGTGAGCCGACGTACTGATTCTTCGCGTTGGATGCCAGCCTGAACAGCCTGTTGTGCCGTTCTTAAGCCAAGATATGCTGCTGATAATCGACCTAATACGCCGATCAGCTCAGACGCAGAGCTACTCGCGGCTCGAAAAGGCTTGGCACCTGAAGCGCCGCCAATATCCTCTAATGCTCTTTGCGCTTGTTGAGCTGCTTGCTGAACCTCACGCAGCTTCTGAGTTGCGCCACGGCTATCAACATTGATGGCAACGTTGGCGACGACAGACACGGCACAACCCTTTTGCTATCAGCAGTCTACCGGCGTCGCTTCATCTGACGTTCTTGCTCTTCGTTTTGCAGCTCAAAATAACTAGACCAAATCAACAGTTCTTCTAGCGTCACCTCCTGATTCAGGCGAGCCAATGTATATCCCAACTCCTTGGCGACCCCAAGCTGCAGCAACAGCAGGTTGTCTTTTTTTAGCTCAGCCTTTACGGCTTTTCATGTCTAGGTCTTTTTCTTCCTCAGGATTCGTGATGATCGCCAGCATCAAAGCCTGCAGGTCGGCATCCATCACTTCGTTCTTCAGCTCGGCAATCTCACCGGCCTGAAACAGGCGCTGCCCGGCATCGTCAACAGCCTTTGTCACCAGTAGGTTCAGCGCAAAACCATTTGGATCATCACCGCCAGGCATCTTCTGCGCACGCTCGCGCTCGGCCATCGTCAACGGGGCGCTGTAAAACTCAAACACGTCGCCGTTTGCCAAGGTCACCACACGCTTCACGGGCGTCAGATTGGCGGCCTTTTTCAGGCGGGCAAGAGCTGACGATGCGGGTGCGGGCATAAAAATCAGGTGCTTGTTATCACTTTAGACACAAAAAAGCCCCCGGTGCAACCCAGGGGCCGATCTGAACATTCCTCGCAAGCCTATCAGGCGGAGGTGCTGAAATCGAAGGTCGGCACGCCAGCAGGGCGGAAGGTGATTTCAACCTGTTGAGCGTCGTCGGGGTTGACGTTCAGGCTTGCGGTCAGCAGCACAGCATCCATGGCAATGGAGCGACTGAGGGCCTCAGAGCTTTGCTTGTCGGTGTACAGCTTGAAGGCACAACCAACTTGCTGACGCTGCAGCACGTCTTCCACCATGCGGTTAGACAGGGCGCTGTCTTCGTTGGTGACGTACACAGTGGCAGTGCCAGTGCCATCAGCGAAACCGGGGATATAAGCACGGAAAGGTGCGTACTGCCCAGCGGTTTGACCGATGGTTGTAACATCAATTTCCGAACGTGAAATTTCAAAGCCCCAGGACTGAACTTGGCCCACGGCGGCATAATCGGCGTAATACACCTCAAACTCGTTAGGTGCAGCAGCAGTGCCATCATCAGTGATGTTGACAGCAGCACCGCCAGCAGAAGCGGAAACCTGCAGAGCACCAGAGCTGGCGGTGTAGGCAATTACGTAATAGGTAGTACCAGCAGAAAGGCCAGCGGGCAGGGTGCCAGTGCCAGCTTCGCCAGTCTGGCTATTAACAACACGGAACTTGACGGGATCGCCAACCTTGAAATTCAGGTAAGGCTCAACCGTGATGGTTTCAGTAGAAGTATTCACACCAGACTCACCGAAAGTTCCGGTGGTTCCAGCGGGCTTGTAGTAAAGGGCGCCGGACGTACCGGACAGAACAGTGACAGCCATTGTTGTGAACGGTATTGGCTGATCAGATTCTAGCTTTGCTCATAAGCTTCAAAAGTTATGACGACCTGCGTTTGCGAAAACCCTTCCGGTGACGATGGTTCAATGGTGCGCGGACCATTTGCGGCGTCAAACTTTATATTTTCAAGCTGCAAACGTGAAAATAGGGTGATGCAACGCTGAGCAATCGTCAGGCCAGCACCAGGACCACCACCACGCGGAGCAAAGATGTTGAACACAAGAGTGCCGTTACGACGATCAAAGCCTGCACCAGTGCCACGCGATGACGTTGTAAGGATCGTCATGTAGGCAGAGTCACCCCAGATAATGCTGGTTTGAATCCAGCTTGCGTTGTTCGGCGGCGTAAAAGGGACGTTCTGATAGGCAACCTGAATAGCAGGCGAAGCGGCAAACTCCGTTGCGATCCGATTTTCGATGTAGGCGCGGACGGTGTTAAGGCTCATGATGATCGACCAATCCGGTCCGCTTCGGCGTTGACGTAAGTCTGAACGTCTTTGGCAATCGAATCAACCCAGCCGTCTTCCGCCTGTTTGCTGTGCCCCCGTGCAAGGGGTTCGGCGTAAATCAGGTTGTTGTGAATGCTGTAAACATTCCCGATACGCTCGTTGCCAAGGCTGTAATTGACTGCAGTTGGCGCCGGGTTACTTGGATACTCGCCCTCTGGCTGCCCTTTTGAAGGTGCTGCGTTTTCGCCAATCGCCCAACTAGCACGAAAGCGACCTGTATCTACAGGGCTGGCAAGCTTCAATCGTTGATCAGCGGTCAACACAGCGGCTTTAACCAACAGATTTAACTGACGTTCCGCGTAATCACCGATCTCACCAACCCTGATGGTGCGTGCCATGTCACTCTCTCAGGAATACTTCAAACACAATAGGCGTATTGTCCTGCTCGATTTTGCGCACCTCAACCACCTGCATAATGCGGCTAGATACAGTCACCTGATCAGACACTGCAGGCTCGTAGGCAAGATCAGCGGCGGCGATTGTGAGCTTCTTATCGGTGCTCTTTACCAGATCGTTGATCTCGCGCTCAATCACATCTTCAAGCACGCCACGCACAACGGTTTCCGATGCTGTTGGTGTTGCCACGCCTGTGGTTGGGTTGTAAGCGCCGGTGGTAATACGTCGGATGGTGACTTGGCCACCAAATTTCAGCATCAGCTTGCTGGCGGTCTTCCGCAATGAGGTTGCAAGTGCCATCAGATTTTGTAGGCGATGCAGGCGCCGTTTGTAAGTTTGATACTGGTGAAATAACCAGTCAGGTGAGCACCGGAATCAATGGCAGCACCGGCAAAATTATTGTCGATCACGTTGGTCGAAATGATCGCGTCAACCGTGCTGTTTTCGTAGAAGTCGATATGACTAAACCTGCCGGTATGGGCAACAGTGTCGGTAATCACCTCGGCGCCAACCGCGTAGTCAACAACAGATGCGCCGCCCCGTGCTTTTGCCATGATCAGATCTTGTAGGCAATGACAGCGCCAGCCGAAGCCAGCGTAAACGCGGTAAAGACGCCTTGCAGTTCAAACCCAGCCGGGAACGATTCACCAACCAAAGTATTGCCCGTGTAGTTCTGCGCTGTGATGGCAGTGAACGACGTATTGTTTTTGGCGATCACGATGCGATCCCACCGGCCAGTCTTTGCCGCAGTGGTATTCACAAAGTCGGCACCGATGCTGTAGCTCGGATCAATGCTGTTGGTGTTGGCCATGATCAGATCTTGTAGGCGACAATCTTGCCGGATGCCAGTGTCACACTGGTGAATACGCCTTCAATGCTGTCGCCTGCGGTAAGAGGCACAGAGGTGAAGGTATTGCCGCTGGCGTTCTGCACAGTGGCTGTACTGATCACGGCATCGGCCAAGGCATACAGCTTGTAAAACCGGCCGGTGTGAGCAGCAGTATCACTGATGTACTCAAAACCAATGTTGTAGGAGTCGCTATCGGCCATGTTCAACTCCGTTTGATAGAAAAGTTGCCCGGTCCACTGATTCTAAGCCCGGTCAGATAGCGTTCAAACAACGGCGGCACACGATCAGCTCCGGTGGCCATGCTGCTGGCGCCCGCAGACTCCACACGCAATGTGCCGATCTGAACCGACTTGTAATCTTCAATGCCGCTCAGGCCCATGCCGTCTTTGTTGTTGTTCAGGTAAACGGCGAGAACGACCTGAGCCTTTTTGATCTGATCAGGAATTTCGGTGTCGGTGTAATAGTCCGTAGTGATGCGGAACGGGAACCCAACAGCGTACGTATTGATGTACGTGTCAGGCTTGCGCACGCCAGTACGCGGCCATTGCAAAGCTTGAGTATCGGTAGCCCGTGCGCCAAGAAAGCGTTCACGATCAAGGCGCTGCGTTGCGGTGTACAGCGCCCGATTCTTCTGATCGTTCGTGGCTGACGCCCAAGCGGCTACGTCATCGTCTTGAACGAAACCCTCAACTATCAGTTCAGCTGCCGCCAGTGTCAGGTAGGAATTTGCCGAGGCCCCACCAACAGTGGCGTCAATCGAGATGGCCATCGGTGGGCTCCACTTTGGACTTCACAGTGCGACGCTTTTTAGGCGCCGGCTCTTCTGTATCAAGTTTAGGTGCAGTTTCTTGATCTTGGATCTTGTTGGCCGCTTTGTTCTCTTGGCGCCTGCGGAAAGCAAAAAGTCCGATGATCTTGCTCCCTTGCTGTAAAATTGTTGGGCTGGCGAGTTGGCGCTCCCAGCCTTGCGCACCCTGCTCGGAACAGGATGAGAACTCCATTATGGCTTGCGGGCCAAACCTTTGGCAATTGGACTGTCATTGGTGACGCACCAATAAAGCGAACAATGCCTAACGGGGCCAAGCGTTGTTATTGGCTGTGCCGCTGTGTGTGCGGTAGACAAAGGGAAATTCAAGGAACTTCCTTGAAACGTGGACGTTCAAAGTCTTGCGGATGCGTTGCCGGTGTTCCGCGATATGAATTTCACGGATTAAGCGCAATACCTGAGTATCGGATTTGGCAAGGCATGAGAGAGCGTTGCAACAACCCAAACCACGCCGCATTTCGTTACTACGGAGGCTCGGGCGTAAAGGTTTGTCAGAGATGGGAAAGTTTTACCGCATTCATTGAAGATATGGGCCCTAGACCGGGGCAAACAACACTGGACAGAATTGACCCATATGGAAATTATGAGCCTCAAAATTGCCGTTGGGCGACTTGGACAATTCAAGCCTCAAATAAACGCAAACATAAAAAAGAGGGGTAAAAACCCCTCCGTTGTTTCGCCTGAAAAATCAATCAGGCAGCAGCTGCCTTGATCACAGCAAAGTTGAGCACCACAGCTTCGCCAGCGGTAGAACCAACGTTGGAAACAGTGATCTCAAAGCTGCCGGCGGCAGTGGCGGTCACGAAAGGCAGGTACTTACCAGTGGTAGCACCAGACTTGACCGAAACCAGCACAACATCAGTCGCGGCCACTTCGCTGTTGGTCACCGTGAAGGAAACCTCAGCGTCGCCGGCAAGCGAAGCGTTGTGCATGGTGATGGCGCCACAGGGCTTATTCAGCGTGACGCCAGTGGACTTGCTGGTGGCCTGGGTAACAGCACCGCCAGTACCGCTGACATAGCCAATCGACTTGCCTGCGGTTACTTCAAAAAGGGAAGCCATGGTTAGTTGCTCCTATCAGTCGTAATTGGAGCTGACCGAAGCACGCACGATGCCAATGTTCTTGGTTTCGTACACCTTGCTCCAGTTACCTACCGTGGCCAGTTGGGCGCGGGTGGGGTTCGTGGTGGTCACGGCCCACTTGGCACCAACGGGGTGGTAGATGTAGTGCATGTCCAGAGACATTGCGTCCGACTTGGCGAGGATGTCGCGGTCGGTTTCAGTGCGCATTGCAGCTTGCTCACCGGTGGCAATAGCGCCGTTGGTGAAGAAATAAGCGGCATACACACCACCGGAATTGGTGATGTCATCGGACACAATCACGCGCATACCCATATAGGTAGGAACGCGATAGTCGGCGCTGTAGGCAGAAGCCACAGAACCACCGAAGGCGTCAGGCATGGAGGTATCGGGGCTAATACCCAGATCCGAAGCCAGAACGTAATCAATGGCCTTGCGCTCAACAAGGTCGTAGTAACAAGCGCTGTGCAGAGCCACAGCAGACAGCTTCTCGCCTTGATCACCCAGCAGTGCACGGGCCTTAGCCACGTGGCGGGGGCTCAGAGCAGTTTGGGTGCTGGTATCGAAGCGCAGGGCATCGAAGGCAGGGGAGTCACCGCCGGTCAGGGCGCCGAACACACCTTCCAGACACTTGTACAGGTCAGCCTGCTGCTGGTTAGCAACGTACTCACCAACTTTGGCGCCGATGGCAGCCATGGGGTCGGAACCTGCAGCCAGAGCAGCAAGGTCGCGGGCCTCAAAGGCACGGCCACGGTGCAGGATCACGCCGATTTGCTTATCAGCAGTGATTTTGCCGGGGGTAAGGCTGGTGGAATCAGAAAGAACTTCCAGATCGCCAGAGAGGTTGGCTTTCCAGAAAGGAACATTCACGAAATCGCCGCCCTCAGTTGCATTGAGTTCAGCCATGGGCTGAGCAACACCACTCGCCAGGAAGGCGTTCTTTTGGGTGCTTTGCTCAATGACGTAGGGCGTAAAAATTTCGGGAATGATCACGTCCGAGCGGAGCGTGGCCATTGTTAGTACCAGAAATGTTTACGGTGCGGGCGTAACCCAATGACGGACGGCGTAGCCATTCACGTCTAACGGTTACATATTAAGCATTGTTTGCTGCAGCCTTCAACCGTTCGTACAAATCACGGTCAGTGCGATACAGCCGTGACTGCTCTGTGAGGTTGAAGTATTCACGGGTGAACGGGTTTTTGGTGCCGGCCGGCACTTCGCCAGAGCTTGCACGAGCGCCGACAGGTGCGCCGGAACCTTTGACCGTAGGCGCCTTGAACAGATAGCCGCGTTCAGCCTTCAGACGTTCTACCCACTGATCCATGGGAACCTCGTTGTAGCCGTCAACAGCCACGGGGTTACCGTTTTCGTCAAGCTTGAGCTGATCACGCACAAGGCGTAGTGCATCGTGTGGATTGTGGGCACCCTGCTCAGCGAGGATTGCCACCACGCGGTTGTCCAGTTGATTAAAGGTCAGCTTTGATTCAAGTTCAGCGATGCGCTTTTTGTAGCCATCTTCCCGTTCTTGAAACTGCTGAGCGTATTGCTTGAGGGCCTCTTCGTACTTGCCCTTTGACTCAAGCTCTTCTTGTTCTTTCTTGCGCTTGAATTCCAACAACTCCTGAACATCAATGCCGTCAGGAAGTGCTGGTGCCTTTTCTTTCTGCTCCTTAAGCTTGCCGATCAGCTCAAAGTTTTTGCGTTCTAAACCTTCAATGCTTCGCTTGAGCTTTTCCAGTTCGTCGTTGCTTGCAGTCTGCGTAGCTTCCTGCAGTTGTTCGTCAGACATTGTGACCCGTAGGGTTTACCACCAAACTGTATAAGTAAAAGATGCTTTTTGCACGTCATGTCCCGGCGTGAGTGGGATACGCCAATTCGTGAGCCGTGGAACCCCGTGATTCACCAGATGTTGAAGGCGATTGACCTGCACACGCAGGCTTACTTGAAGACTGGCGACAGATGGCACGCTGAAAATGCCAACGCGTTGCGTAAGTACGTGGCAGAGCTAAAAGACCGAATCCACGCGGCGGAACGTCAGTAGCTCACCATTTTGTGTTGCTTGACCACCACGCCGCTGACATTTTGCCCTTGGCGATATTGGCCGCATGGCGTGCCTTAAACGATGATCTTCTTGTTTGCGCTTGTGCCGATTCTCCTTTTCGTGGCGGTGAGCCTGACACGCCCTGCTGACCGAACCTGATCATTTTCACCTTGTCGCCTTCCTTCGCTAGGACAACGTGTGATTTGGTCGGATGGTTTGGCGTGCGCTTGGGCTTGTTGTAGCCCTCAAACTTTTCGCCCCGGTACTCAATCATCGTCTTCCTCCTCATCGTCGTCGTTTTCAGTGCAGGTAATAACCTCAACACCTTCGGCTAAACGGCCCATCAATGCACCAAGACCCTCAGGTGAATTCGGCACTGGGAAAAGAAACCGACCCTCAATCAGGCCATCGGCACACTTGAGGTAAGTGCAGCTTCCTTCCCAGATCTTGCCTTTCATTTGCGCTTCGTGGCTTCCTTCAATTCTGATCGCTTTTTCAGAACTGGGTTGCCAGTCGATTCAGATTGAATGCGCAATACCGGGTCAGCTTCTGTGCCGACGCGGGTGACCTTGCCGCCGGTTGGACCTTCAATGGTGGCGCGATTGCCAGCCTTGCCGGTCACAGTGCCGTAGGTGGTCTTGCCTTGATAGGTCCAGCTGACGCGGGAGCCGATGCCGATAGCCATCACTTCTTGCCTTTGGGCTTACGGGCCTTGCCGGCTTCAGACAGAGCGATGGCGATGGCCTGTTTACGGCTTTTGACGGTTGGGCCTTTGCCGGGGCCTGGCTTGCCACTTTTCAGCGTTCCGGCCTTGTACTCGCTCATCACCTTGCCGATTTTCTTCTCGGCTTTGGTCGGTTTCTTGGCCATCACGCCATTCTGTGACTGCATCCAATTTAGTAGTTAGATCGGAAGTGAACCAGCCGTGGTTGGTGTAGATGGCTTCAACCCAAGCCTCACCAATAAGAGCTAAAACGCAGTCACTCCTTAAATAACCGTCAACAAAACATTTAAGCGTCGGGTTTGCCATATCTTTGCTGCAACTGTTTCAGGCTAACTTCGCTGCCGTCTTCACGCACAAAACGAGCAAGTGCCTGCTGCGGACCTAGTTCTTTGCTGAGTTTTTCAAAGTACGGCAGACGCGACTTGCCGAGCACTTCGGCTTGATATTCCTTGGGCTGACGCTGTAGCCATTGCCCGTAGTTTGTATCTGCGGAAACCTCACCGCCTTGTGCGGCGCGCTTTGCTTCGCCAATCACATCCTCGGGTGACCGCAAGCCAAGGGCGCGGTAATCAATGACCGGAATTGTGGTGCTACGGCAGTTGTGGGTTAAAATGGAGTCAGCCCAGTACAGGCCGCTTTCGGTCTCGAAGTTGTAGACATGCCCGCTAAATGGCTCCCGTCCAATCCCGACGACCTTCACCGCATCATTGCCCTTTACGACGACGGAATCGGGATCCGTGGAATCGCTCAGCAGTTCAACGTCTCGCCACGTCCCATAGAGCGCATCATCCTGAGTTCTGGCCGCACCCTCAGAAATAGAAGCGAACAGCAATTCGCTCGCATGGCCAGAGCCACCCCCGCTGAAAGAAAGGCTTTGGCTTCCGCCGCTCACGTCGCTAAACGCGGAACCACCAACAGCGAGGAAACTTTGCGCAAAATGGCCAACGCCAGAGCCCGTAGAGTCGGACCCTTGGAGGCTGATGTTGCGCAGCATCTTGAAAAGTTCGGGATTCACTGCGAGCAACAATTCCCGATTGGCAAGTACAACTGCGACATCCTCTGCGGCAACATCGCCGTGGAAATCTGGGGCGGAAATTGGCACTTCTACGGAGAACACAGAAGGCGATTTTCCGAACGCACTAAATACATCCTCGGCAGTGGTTACAGCGTCGTTTTTTTGGTCGCCTGCAAAAGCTTCCAATGGAACAGCACTGCTGCGGAAAACCTGATCACCAATTTGCACGCTTTGCGCAGTCTTCCAGCCGACATTCGTCAATACAGGGTGGTTTGGGGTGACTCTGAGCACGTCACCATCGGTGGTGCTGATGACACACAAAAAGCCTTGATATGGCCGACGGTAAACCGCCGCGATTTGACTACTGGCCGATACACGCGCTTCACCCGGTAAGCAGTTGAAGTGAACGGGAGGCATCGGGCCTTCACCGTATTTGAATTCCTTGCCGTCAAGGCTGCGGCAAATCGCTGAGGTGCGGCTATCCAACGTGGCGAGGTAGCGGTATTTCTTGGTGACTTCCTCATTGGCGCGGTAGACCTGTTGGCTGGCTTCATTCGCCACTTGTTGCACGCTTGTACGCACAACGGTCAATACCTGATGATCAGCCATGCGGGTAAGCTCACCACCGGCTAATGCCTGTTGCCGTGCAGTCTTGGCGAGCTGGCCAAATTCAAGGCTCCCAACCATGCGCCGAGCGATCTGCGGTGTCGGTTCACCTGACAAGATTCCGGTGCGCACGATGGTGTTGAACCGCTGCGCTTGCGACTCGGCCAATCCACGAAACGCTTTTTGCACCACCTCGCCATTGGGCAATGTGATAGCTGAACCCTGCGCTGCAGTCAGATTGAACTGCCCCGTACCTGGGAGCGTGAAGTTCAAATCCGTGGGGTCAACGCTGGCGACACTGGCCGCAAAGTTCGGCGCAACCTCAACGGTATTAACTGCCTGCTGAGCTACGACGCTGGGCTCAATGCCACGGCCACCAACCTCGCCACCGGCTACAGCAAGGCGAAGCTGTTCGGTGACAAATTCTGTTTGCAGCTCAGCCAAACCTTGTAATTCACGAGAGGCATAAGCCGTGCTGCGATCTGCCCAGCCATCTAGTGATTGCTTGAGCTGAGCAAGGATCACACGTAGACGCTGCGCCTGCACCGATGACGGGCTGACAATGCCTGCGCCTGCTGTGGCTTCGCCAAAATCAATGCGCTTTAGATCGTCAACGGCGCTCAGGATGATGGCGTTGTAATCCCGCACAATCTGACGGGCGACAGCATTGCTGAAGCGGTTCAGATCAATGGCGTTTCGGTAGATGTTGGCAACAGGATTGCTGCGGTCAATCTTCCGCTTGAATTGCTCAACGTTGAGCAGGCGAGGTGTAACGCCCGATTGCGTCATTGCATTTGATCGTTAGAACTTTGATCTTCATAGCTCTGATCGTTGGGCATTTCTTCGCCCATCACGTCTTCAGAGCCAAGGTTTTCAGGGCCGCCAAGCTCAATCAATCCACCAGATTGCGTGGCTTCTAGTTCTTCCTCAACATCGAAGTCATCGCCCAGCACTTCACCTTGAGCGAGCTGATCAAGCAAGGTTTTCTGACTGATCACGCCGGCGGTGTAAGTCTGCAGCAACGCGGTGATTTCGGCAGGTTCAAGACGTGCACCGATAAAGTCACGGTTGACATAGCTGCTGCCGGATTGCGCTTGGCCCAGGTAGTCAGCGTGATAGCGCAGGCAGTTATCAATTAGATCTTGCACCTGCTGTGCAATCACCATCATGGTGGAATCGCCTTGGCTCCGATCAATGCGCTTTGCCTCGGCAGTTTCGGCACTTAGCTTTTGGCCAAGGATGGCGGACAGGCCAAGTTCATTGATCTGCGCTGCCAGTTGAGCAAGACGATCAAACTGCGACTTGAAGCTGTTGCCGCTGGGTTCGATGTATTCGGCACGGCCTTCAGACGGGAAGGCGATGGCCTCACCAGGACCGGCGCTTACTTCCTCAGCACTGGACGGGAAGCCGAAGAATGCCAGCATCGGCACTGCCGAGATGTGCAACATGTTGTCCAGATCGCTCTGGATTTGGTAGGTCTTGAGGTTCAGTTCAGCAATGTCTTCCAGCGGCGGGCGTGATTCCAACAGGCCAACGCGGTTTGAGTAGGCAGTGGCGAACGGAATGTAATCAAGGCTGGTGGTGCCTTCAGCCACTTTTTCAAAGCTTCCGCGTGTGTCATCTTGACGGAACAATGCATAAGAGCCTGGCTTCAGTACACGCACCTGTTCAACAACCTTTTCGCCGTATTCACCGTCAGCGATGGTTACGCGCTCCATCAGACGCAGTTGAGTGAGTTGTTGTGCGCCGTTTACCACCTCCGAACGCCAACCAAGAATGTCACGCGGCGTATAGGTAACCCAATAAGGACGCAATGCAGAGACGTCGGTGATGTTTTGCAGCTCGCTGTCGTCTTGGCTAGGGAAATCAACAAGAACACCAGCGTGGCCGTACCGAATAATTTTTCGCGCTAATTCGTAGACGTAAATGTTCAGGTCATTGCCCTGAAGGTCTACGTCAAATAGTTGCTCACGAATAACATCGGGCACGTCGTCAAGACGCACAGGCTTACGGGTCAACATGCCCGCCAACATGCGTTCAAGCCGCTGGTAGTACGGCGGACAAACAGAACGCGCTAGGCGGTTGTCGTAGCTGTCGTCTTGCTCGCGTGGTTCCTGCGGCAGGTAACGCCGGTGTTTACGGCGCATTCCATAGGTGCCCTGCAAGAGATCTTCGATCAGGATCCAATGGGCCTCTTGTGCCTGCCAAGCTGCGTTGGGATCTTGAACCTGCGTGGCCGTGCGCGTCAGATTCCGGTCGTAGTGCCTGAAACCGGTGTACGTCATCTTTTGCGCCTAGCCATGCACAAAGTCTATGGGTATAGGTTAATCGTGAATGATGGCTGGGCCTCCGATACCGCCACACACGGCGTTCAGCCTTACGGTCAGAACCGACCCAGCAGATTGAATTTAACCGTGGGCTTCGGCGGTTTGAATTTCTTCGTCTAGGGCGTCGCCAGCTTCGTCAAAGCCTTCGTCATATAGCCACTGCTGAACAGCGGTGAGCATGGCAGCGGCGGCAAGGCTGAATTCGTAATCACCGTCGGAATCAACGGCGGAGTCAAAGGCGCCTTGAAGATCGTGCCAGAGGTGCTTGGCCATGAGTCGGATGTGGCAGCCCGATGCCGAGGCAGAGCGGGAACAGGATCAGGTTAGTGGGTCTGACTACTGGGCTTCTAGTTCGGTGGCAATAGCCAAGAGGGCGAATCGAGCTTGCTGCTCAGCGTTCCAGACGTGCCATTCAACTGTTGGGTGCTTGGCATCAACAGCGCCTTCGGGTGGGAGCTGCAGAGGCGCCACCTGATCCGCAGCAGCTCGCAGGGCGGCGGCAATGTGCAACTGCACGATTCGAGACCCAGCACAGTTGCTGGCAGTAATCACCGCCTGCGCGGCGGAGGAAAGTTCAGACATGGAAATTGAGACGGGTCGTAAGCGGGCAAGTATTAGCTGATTCCTGTTTTCAGGTAATACATGCTGATACCTGCCGTGTGCTACAGTGCTGGGGCTGATCAGAAAGCAGCAAAGCGACTGGAGTGAGATCCAGTTGCAAGAGCGGTGGGGGTGACATCCTGCCGCTTTTTAATGCTTTTAACACTGAGAAGGAAATACAACAATGCTGTCGGGCAGTGCCTCCAATGCGCGGCGGATGGTGTCCCAGTCCTTGGGTGACGGCCGCCAGCCGTCTTCGTGCTGCTCAACGAGCGCTAGCGCCTGCTCCTTCAAGCTCGGCGGCTTGGGGCGGCGGTCGGCGCGGAGCGAAGGGATCAGTTCGGGATGTGTGGCCAGGTTTTGCCAGTGAAGCCACTCACAGCACGCCTCCAGCTCTTGATCTGCGCCCCATTGGGCGGCGCGGGTGGCGACATAGGCAAGAAGATTGGCCGACCAGCCGATAACTGGTGCGTTTTGCTGCTCCCTCCATTCGCGGTCCCACTGCTGCACCAGCTCCGGCGGTGGGGTGATGGGATGTTGTTGTGTCATAAGAAAAGGCCCCCGAAGGGGCCGGTGACGTTCAGGACAGTGCGCGATTGTTGAGCATTTCGTTTGCGGTGTTCAGGCGCTGGATCAGTTGAGGAAGGATGTGGAAGTGACGCTCACGCTTCGCGGCTTCGATCATGCCAAGGGTTTCGGTGCGGAACTCTTGCCATTGTTGGCGCTGTGACTTGCGGACAGGCTTGGCGGTTTCAATGATGATCGTGCCGCAGTGTGCTTGCTTGCGGTTGTTTTCCTTCCATGCGGCCAGCTCAGCGGCGGTCATGTTGTCGGTGATGGAAGTGCGGGTCATGGTCTTGTGTGTGGTGGGGTCGCCCCCTCTCCCCTAATTATGGGGTATACCCCTGTCATCCGTCAACAGGCAAAAGAAAACCCCCGCTTGAGCAGGGGCTCTCTCGCCCGACGCAGGTGAATCTGAACCATCCCTTGGATCGCACGCAGCGGTTGCCCGACTTCAGTTTCAGTTGGCTGGCTTCCCTCGGGACAGACGCAAGGCGTGTGTTGATCCGACTTCTGACAGCACCCAGCAGGGGACTTTGCTGGTGGCGTCAATATAGCCTGATGCCCGTGCCCTTGCCCGCGTTGGCGTACAGCGGGTTGTACTCCGACATGACCAGATACCCCAGCCCGTCTGTCCAGTGCTCGATACCAGCCGACTTGTCGATCACGTAATCATCAGCCCCCTGCTTGTAGGTCACGTTGCGCAGCGCCTTGATCGTGTTCTTGCAGCGCGGGTGAACGAACAGGCGGATCTGGCCATTGGCGTTACGGATCAGGCTGTTAGTGGCGTTGATCTTGTCCTTCACTGCCCAGGGCGCCTTGGGGCTGACGCAGCCAAACCCGTACTGGCGAATGATCTCGTGGTCAGTGCGGCCAGCCGATGAAGTCTTGCGGGCACTACCGGTTGGATCCGGGTAGGCGATCAGCTTTCGATCTCTGAACCGCTCACGCAGCATGGCGCACACCTCATCGGTGTTGGTCTGCGTTACCGACACCTCATCCCATATATGGAGTGTGTCGCCCACGCGGCTACCGAGCACACCGGCCAGCACGCTCACGTTGAAGTCAGTGCCCCACAGGATCGGACCGCCGGTATCGCAGACAGTATCGGAAATGTTGTCGTCGCTGAAATCGGGGTAGACACGGCCCGAGAGGGTTTCAAAGCTGGCAAGGTATTCCTGGCGGAAGGTGCGGTCATCAAGCGTGCGACGGGCAGCCTCAACCTCATCCTCGGGAACGTTGCCGCCTTGGATCGTGGTGTAACTGAAGGTTGACCAGTCGGGTTGGTCTTGCGCCTGTTCCCATAGATCGTGAAACCAGTTCAGGCCAGCAGGGGTGGTGATAAACCATGCGGGGCCACCTTGATCAGACAAGGCTGGGCGCAGCACCATCTCCCATGCTTCCTGCTTGACGTATGCGGCTTCGTCAACGATCAGGCTGCTGAGCGATACACCACGGAGGGCATCGGCGGACTCGGCACCTTTCAAGGCGATCACGCTGCCGTTGCTCAATTCAACGGACAGTTCGGATTCGTTTTTTCTGGCAAACATTTCGGGCGGCACCATGGCACGAAGCTGGCGCCACGCAATTTGTTTTGCCGATTTATAGGTTTGCGTGCAGTACCAATTAAGGGAATTTGGATGCTCAATTGCCCAAGCGACCAAACGGGCAATGCAAAGGTAGGTTTTACCAAAACGACGACCAGAACAAAGAAGTTTGAAGCGTTCTGGCGCGTTCCACACTTCTCGCTGTGGTGGAGTTAGCGAATCGTAAAGACGTTCCGCGAAAGGAGTCCAATCCCTTTCGTTGCAAACTGTGATCGGAGCTTCAAGTAAAAAGCCGCCAGGACAGCCGTCAAGTATGGATGGGCTCATGCCAGCAACTTGGCGCTTTTGCGGCGATTGTCGCCCCTCCAAAGCGGTTGAAGGTTTGTGAAATGGAAACAAGAAAGTCGTTGCACGGGATCGGTTAAATCAAAACTGGCGCAAGGACGAATGTGATCAACCTCCCATTCACCGAAATTTTCCCAAGTCATACCGTCCTCAAACTTGGCAGCAATGTAATCACGAAGTTCAGTAGGTGAACAACCAAGCCAATCGGCAGTACGGCAATTTTTTCTTATGCCTTGAGAAGACAAAGCCTTGTAAAGACGAACACGGGAAAAATTGGCGATCTTGTATTCAGGCGTATGCCGCTGGCGTTCGCGCATTCTTGCTTGCCTTTTGGCTGCATTGGTGCGACGAATTTCGGGGCTGCTTGTTTTCCTGCATTCCTTGCAGCCTGCACCGCGCCAGTGATTTGTAGGCAATTGCATAAACAGCCCGTGAGAAGGGCAAACGATGGCAATTTTCGTAAGTGCGCCTTGGTAATCAGAACAGGAGTAGTCAAATCGGTCGCCATGGGCGGCTTTTGCGCGTTCAACGAACTGCGCGGTCGTAAGCTTTGCCATTCCTTTATAGTAGCCCGTGACGGCGAGGAAGGTAAGACCGGGTAAGAGCAGGCTCAAATTTCAAGGCCGATCAGTTTGGCTTGGAGCTGGATGGCGTTGAGTGCGACCTGCGTTTGACCGCGTTTGTAGGCGGACTGTTCGTAGGTGCGAGCACGACCTAGGGCTTCAGCGATCCATGAGGGGCGCGTCATGGCGGCGTCTTCTTCTAGGCGGATTCTTGCGCGTTGAATGTATTCATCAACTTGACGGGGAGTGATATTCCATTGTTTCGACCCGAATTGAACAATTTGTCCACGGGATTGTCCTTCGGTCAAAAGACCGTAAATAGTGTCAACACGGAAGTTGACTTCGGCAGCGGTTGAACGCGCCAATGTTGCAGAAAAACGAATGAATAAAGGATAAACCCAAAAGCAATAAATGGCGAGGCGTGAGACGCAAGTGAGACGAGCGGGCTGTGGAAAACCCTCGATTTAGGACGATTATCACACTGTCCACAGGCACATTTGCGTTTTTGCGTCAAAACGCTAGCTTTTGCAAGCATCACTAGCACAAAGCAATTTTTTGCAAGCATGAGCAAACCTGTTTTTCTGCGCCTTCCCGAGGATTTGATTTGTGACTTGGAGCGTTACAAACCCAAAACGATGTCCCTGACTGGGTATTGCGCCTTTTTGATCGAACTAGGGGTTGACAGGGAGGTTACGCTGGCGGAGCGACCGACAGGGAGCGAAGCCTCTAATTCTTCTTCTAGTATTACTAATAAAGAATCTTATAATCTAAATAATATAGAACGGTCGGAAAAAGTTAAGGAAAACGCCGAAAAAGAGCCCAAAATCGGCAAATCGAGGAAAAAGCCGGCCTACACCGAGGAGTTTGAGGCCTTTTGGAAGCTGTACCAATCTGCGCCTGATCGCGTCTCATCTCAGACGAAACCCAAGGCATTTGACGAGTGGAAGGCCATCGTTGCCCTTGAAGGCCCTGAGACCCTCCTAGAAGCCGCAGGAAGGGCGATTGACGAGCAGAAGCGCAAGAAGGGCGCCGGGGAGTTCGTGGGCAGCCTTCCTGACCTGTTTCGCTGGCTTCGTGATGGGAAGTACGAGGTGTATCTCGAAGGGCACAAGCAGCAGCAGGTTGGCCCGGTGTGGAACGCGGAGATGGGCTGCTGGGTTTACGACGACTGATCCTGTCCCTTGTTAATCATCTGAGACTCACCATGAAGCTTTATCAGCCCGATGCCAAAGGGAAATACGTGTGGCAGGTATCGGACGAGAAGACCAGACAGGTCAGCTACTCCGTGACCACCAGCCGCACGCCACCGCCAAACGCCTGCTACGGGCACCCGATGGGGAAATACGACGACCAGGGCTTGTACATGACCTTCTGCCCGAACGTGGGCGCTGATGACCCCAAGAGCCCGCTGGCAGCGCGTTATGTCGTGCATCCCCTTGCTGCGTCAGAACGTGACAACGCAGACAAGGAACGGCTTTGGAGCCACATCTGATGGCGAAATCTGGAGCGAGAGCCTTGGCCATTGCAAATGGTGAAATGTTTTACACAGGCAGTCAATGCTCGAAAGGGCACGGAAGCACTCGAAGAACCCAAAATGGCGTTTGTGTCGTTTGTGAAAAAGAAAATCAAGCGGCAAGAAAGGCAAAGAAAACATGCCGTAACTGCGGGTCTATTTTTTATGGAAGATACAGATATAAAACTTGCTCTGACGATTGCGCAAAAGCGCTTGAATCAAAAAGAAGAATTGATTATATAAAAAGAAAATCCCAGACCAGCGCTGGCAGATTTGAGTTCAATGCTCGCCAAAGAATTATTAGGGTTCTCAAAAGAAATGGTTTATCTAAAAGTGAGAAATTTATTGAACTGGTCGGAATGACACCACTTGAGTTAATGGATTATTTGGAAAAAATGTTTACAGATGGCATGACTTGGGACAATTACGGCCAGTGGCATTTGGATCACATAAGGCCATGCGCAAGTTTTGACTTAAGCGATGTAGAGCAGCGAAAAGCTTGTTTTCACTTTACAAACTTGCAGCCGCTTTGGGCTAAAGATAATTTAATAAAAGGGACTCAGTGGAGTAATTGTGCATGAAGAAAGCATTTGATTTGGCTACGGTCCGCATTTTATTACGGCGAATGGTTGATAAAAATTACATAACCATCGAGGATCTAGACGTGCCATCACAGGGCTGGGTCATCACAATGGAGGATGCCAAGCGCATTCCCGGTTTCACACCACCGATTCACCGCAATCCCCTCAGAGATGAGCCCACACCAACAGAGCGCGTTGAAGTCGTCAGCCCAAGAGACTTCCCGGTGGCTGCAACCCCTCCCGATCCTGTTCAACGAGGAAGCGCACCGCTACTACCACGAGCCGACGGGGCAGTGGCTGAATCATTCGGTGACGCAGGTGTGCAAGGGCACGAAGGACCCGTGGGCGATGCGGCGGATCATGGAGACGAAGCACATCTGGGAGCCGCGTGGGAAGGCAGTACACAAGGCGTTGGAGGATTTTCTGACGACTGGTGATGCCGGCGAATGGCCTGCTGAATATGCGGAATGGATTGAGCCGTTACTGGGCCATTCCGTTTGGCAGACCTATGAGGCCATCGCGTGTGAATACCGATTGTGCGACGTAGAGC